AACAGATGGAGAACATACTAGGAAGTTTGCTCCACCTCTTAAAGTTTTCTGGTGAATTTTGTTAGATACTTTTTGGATTTTAGTTCCTAAAGTTTGGAACCACTGTCCTTGAGTATTGTAGAAGTCTGAAGAAGCGTTAGCCCAAGCAGTTCCATTCCATACTCTGTTGTTCTTAGCTGACCATCTGTCTGTAGAAACAGCACCTTCGATTAGCATGTCTAAGATCTCTAGATCAATTTCCATTGAGATGTACTCACTCAATAAAGAAGTAAGTTCAGCCTCAGCGTCAATTGAATGATAAGCATTAAGATCTTGAGCGAACTCAGGAGTCCATTGTGCTTTCAATTTTCTAGTCTTAGCTACTACAGCCTCAGATTTTAACTCAACGTTAATTTCTGGGATGTTTAAAGCAGATACAGCACCTGAACCAGGAGCAGTTGAATCCTCAAAGTCACCTCTTGCATTGTCAACAGGTTGTTTGTGGAACTTAACAGTTACGTCTCGGTTCTGTCCCATTTTTGCAGCAGATACTACGAAGTTTACATTCGTACCATCATATGCAGTATACTGAGGATAGTCAGTAATATCTACAGATGCAGAAATAAGTCTGAAAGCTCTTACACCTTCAGCATCGAATCCCTCTAATAATGTAGCAGGTACACCTACAACAGATAAACCTTCTAGCTCAACAGCTGTAAAGTCATCACTGTAGTCTACTTGTGCGATAGATGCAGTAGCATCATAAGTAGCTAAAGAAGCGTTTCCGATATCAGATCCAGTTTCGTTGATTGAGTAACCAAACTGTCCAACACCGTAAAGACCGTCAGCAGCATCAAGATCTTCTGTCATTTTAGCAACAGATGATACGTTACCGTATAGACTTTCAGATGTAGCTCTACCATTAATAGCAGTACCGTATTTGAAGTCTAGATAAAATACTAGCCCAGAAGGCAAGTTCATTGGTTGTACAGATACAAAATCTTTTGCAGAGATTTGAGCGAATACTTTACGTACTAAAGGTAAAGCAACACCAGCCCACTGCTCAGAACCACCAGCAGAATTGCCGATAGCATTTGTTCCTGTACTAGATTGTTCTGCTACGATTTGCTTTGCTTGGTTTTCTAACATGATAGACATGTTATTAGAGTCTTTTTCACCTAAACCTTCAAGCAATCCAGAAGCAGCCCATTTTTCAGTCAAACGAGCAGCGTCAGCTTGTAACGCTTTGTATCCGTTTGCACTTTCTAATAATGAATTAATTTCCATGATTGATAATTGATTTTAAATTTTAATAATTTGATTAAATAATTCCAGCTAATTTTTGCATTCTTTGAACCGCACTAGATACTTCAGTTATTACTTCTGGCTTACTTGCAGTAGTTCCAGTAGCTTTACTTGCCATACCTAATTTAGATTCCTTAATAGCAGTTGGTTTTTTAACTACTATATTTTCAGAAACAGTTTCAAAAACTAACTTAACTTCTTTTACCGTTTCGGCTTTGTCGAAAGCAGCAATGATGTTAACTTTTTGTGACTCATTTAAGTTATTAGTCTTAAATACTTTATTCACATACATTAACTTAGCATTCAATAAGTTTACTTCTTGTAGTTGGTTTTGTAAAGTTTCGATAGTTGCTAAAGCTTCGTTTAATTCAGATACATCTTCTTTAACTTCTTCTTTAACCTCTTCTTCTACTTCCTCAGAAATTTCTTCTTCTACACCTTCTTCTTTAGTGTTACAGTGAGCTTCTTCCATTTCTTTGTCGTGTTCACCTTCTTCAAGAGATTCTAATTCTGCTAATAATTCGTCTAGATCGATTTCCTCTGCGTCTGCATCAGCTGGTAATTCAGCTCCTGCATCCATATCAGCACCGTCTAGCTCTTCATCACCACCACCCATTTCTTGAGCGATAATGTCACGAATAAGATCTTTAAGGTCATTAACTTCCATGTCTTTTACCTCAATTTCTTCTTCGTCTTCTGCTTCGTCTTCAGATTCTTCTGAATCAACCTCAGCATCGGCATCAGCTTCATGCTCAGCTTCTTCTACTTTTTCGTAGTCGCCTTCCTCAACGTTCTCTTCTACTTCTTCAGATACTTCTTCTTCCATTTTGTCATCTTTATGTTCTCCTTCTTCTACAGTCTCTTCTACAGTCTCTTCAACTGTTTCTTCTACTGTCTCAGCAACATCTTCAGATTCGTTTACTACTTCTTCTACAGAAGAATCTTCCATCTCTTGTAGTTTAGCAGCTAACATATCTTTTAAATGAGGAGTCAAAGTCTCTTCTAAAGCTTCTTTAGCGTTAGTGATAGCGGCTTCTCTGATAGATTTAGCTTCAGCAATAGCTTGCTTGAATAAATCTTTGTTTGCCATTTTAAAAAATTTTTTGGATTTCTACGATTATTAGAATCGTAATAGAAAATTATAATAGGTTAATGCAGTATAAG